CTTACTATTTGGGAAGCTATCATAGTTTTTCCTGAACCAGGACGTGCACCGATAGTGAGCATAGAACCCCATTCAAGTCCACCGACTCCAGCTTCATTAAAGCCAGGCCACGGTGTCTTTAGAGATTTAATCTCACCGGTCATTCTTTTTTCAATGTATGTCAGGCCTTCTTCTAGAACGCTAACATAACTTCTACAGCCGTACTTTTCTTCTGCTACTCCCATACATGTAAGTATAAATTACATTAAAAAGACATCATTAATTTCCTTCTCTACATTTTCAAGGGCTTCTGTTTTACCAGTGTAGTAGGCTTTACTCATCATCTTTTTGACTATAGTCTCAAGTAAAGAGTAGTTAATAAGTCTAATCTCATTGTTAACATCGCCATTAAGTCTGGCGGATGGGAGTTGGGTAAAGAGCTCTTGAAGCTCTTCTTGGAGGTTAATAGTTTCCATGTAAAGTGTGTTTTGTAAATGTAAATGTATAACTAAAACTGTAGACTACCAAAAAAGTCTACATAATAATCTACAACTTTTTAGGCAGTTTTCAAGATCTCTGGATTGTCTGCTATGTTTTGGCATAGGTCGGCCAGGGAAGATCTACTGATTTTTGTTCTTGGGTCTGTTTTTTGTATAAAGTATGAGCTGGTCATCATATACAAGTAGCCATCTTTTTGCTTGCTATAGATATAGTAGTCTGTGGCATCTAATACATCATCCCAGGTGAATTCTGGATAAGTTTTGAAAAACCAGACAAACTTGTCTTTGAGCTCTTGTATATTTTGTCTGGCATATTCCCCACTAGGAAGCCGTACAGCTGGAAACATTTCTCGGTAAGTCTTAATAGACCCTAAGGCATTAGTACCCAATACTTCTGAGGCTACTTTTTTCTTAGTCTTCACAAGCAATGTTTCAAATTCATCCAGGATAAATACAGCTCCTGGGCTTAATTTACCTTCGTCATCTAAATGTCCTCTATCAAGGGCAGTTTGACGCTCCTGTTGTTCATCAATAATCTGACTAGGTTTAATCTTATATCTGCAGCTATCAAGGAAGTATAGCTGGTTTGGGCTGATGTTGTACTTGATCAGCGTTGTCCATAGTTGGTGACTCATATCTTTGTTTTATGTAAGTGACAATTGAGTTGTGTTTATTTCTAAAATTCTCACAGGTTTGTATAAGATTCTTAAAAGTGTTAACATTATGTATTACAGTAGTGTGATCTCTTTTACCTAGGCTTTGACCTATGCTAATAAGACTATAGCCTAATTGTCTTGCCAGAGTACAGTAGATCATTCTGAGTTCAACTATTTCTCTGTATCTATTCTTGCTCTGTAGCTTAACTGTAATACCATACCTTACTGGTAAGAAGGAGGTAAAACAATCTTTAAGTGTGGAAAGACTCATCATGGGCAGACTCTGCACTTGTGTAATAACTATAGGGTAATACCCTATTTTCTCATAAAAAGATTCTTTAAATTGCTCTATAAGCTTGCATTCTAGCTGCATAGCGTAGCTTTTAGTGTCCATAAATTTATAGGGTTTGGTCCACAAATGTAGGTAAGTTCTCTAAAAAATCGTATATTATATTGTAGAGACTGTTAAAGATCTACAGTTTTTAAGTTTATTTAAATATTTATCTGATGGCAAAGAAATTCTACGCTCAGAAAGACGCTCTGGGCTGGCCTATCCCCGGTACAATGATGAGTGGTTCTAAGGTGCCTGCTAATCTGATTGAGATTCCTGCAGCTAATGTAGCTCCAGGTGCTGGTCAGGTAGCCGTGTCTCACCCTGGTGATCTCAGGTACTTTGTGCGGAAAGACAAGAAAGGAGACATCATCCCTAATTCATTGATTATCAGCTTGAAAAAGCCTGCAGGGGATGTATATGAATTCAAACTTGTAAAGGCTAGCTAAAAATGAATAAAGATAATCCGGCACTTGTTGCTTTTAAGATCTATATATTTCCTGGCTTAGTTTCTATTTTAGGAGTGATGATCTGGAATGATGTTAGTGAGATAAAAGCTGATGTCAAAGCCCTTATGGCTCAGTCTAATATAGACAAGACCCGTATTGATAATCTGGAAAGAGAGGTATATAAGAAGCCTATTGCTAATCAACCTACTAAAGAAGAGCGTAATCCTTTGGAAAACAATAAGTTATACGCAGTTATTCCTGATAATTCATTTAGAATTAAAAAACGAGTATATGAATTTTAAACAATGGGTCTTAGACCTTTTTAAAGATGAGCGTGGCTCAACTTCAGTTAAGCCTGTTGTAGGCTTTATGGGAGCTTTATTTCTCTGCATTACTCTTACAGCTAACTCTTTTACTCACGGTGATATTAAACCGTCTGATGCTCTTGTAGATGCTGTTCTGATCATGACCTGTGTAGGTATTGGAGCAGATAGTATTGACAAGTTTAGCCACAAGAAAAAGAAAGAAGATGAAGCTTAATAAATACACTATAATTATTTTAGTAGTCATTAGTCTTATTCTGTTATCACGTATTGGATGTAATAATGGGTTTGGATTCTTTGATAAGCCTAAGGCCGACACTCTGGTTATCCGGGACACTGTCTGGAATGAGCATGACAGTACTATCATACGTCAGATGACTGTAAAAGAAGTAATTCATGAGCCAGTTGTTATCCCTCAGTATATCCCAGATACCAATTATGTAACTTTAAAGTTGCAATTTGAGGCTTTAGTAAGGGAACATGCTGCTAAAAATATTTATTCAGACACTTTGAAACTGGATACTCTGGGTTATATAGCAGTAGCTGATACTACCCAGTACAATAAACTTCTTAAAAGATCTTATGACTATAAATATAAGATCCCTACAATAACCGAGAAGACTATAATCACTAAGTACGCACCCAAGCGTAACCAAGTCTATATTGGCGGTGCTATAAATGTTGACGCAAAACTTGCTCCAAGTACTGCAGAAGTAGGATTGATTTTAAAAACCAAGCGTGATCAGATGATGGGCGTCAAAGCCGGATCTGACATCAATGGTAATATAAACTACGGTTTCCAGAGTTACTGGAAGATCGGATCTAAAAACAAATAATATGAAAATGCTCATTCAGAAACTTCTTAACCTTTTCAAGAAGAAAGTTGTGATGAAGGTTGAAGAGGTGAAGGCTAAATCTATGCCTGCACCTGCTGCTCCAGTACAGCAGAAGAAGAAAAAGAAGTACTATCCTTCTAAGCCAAAAGCTAATATCTAATCTTAATATATGGATTTATCACGTCTTAAAGGTCATGTACCTGACTCTGTGATTGCACAGATTCCAGGAGTTATGGAGAAGTTTGGTATTAACACCCCACTTCGTATTGCTCACTTTTTGGCCCAGTGTGGACACGAGTCTGGTGGTTTTAAGTTAACTCAAGAGAATTTGAACTATTCAGCTAAGGGTCTGATGGGAATCTTTAAGAAGTATTTCCCTACAGAAGCTATAGCTAATCAGTATGCCCGTCAACCTCAGAAGATTGCTAACAAAGTATATGCATCACGCATGGGTAACGGTGCTGAAGCTTCAGGTGAAGGGTTTAAGTTTAGAGGTCGTGGATTTATCCAGCTGACTGGTAAGTCTAATTATACTTCTTTTACAGCTTCAATTGGTGAAGACTGTGTAGCCAACCCAGATTTGGTTGCTACTAAATACCCTTTAGCATCCGCTGCTTGGTTCTTTTCAAAGAACTGCGTAAAGAAGTGTGATGCAGGTGCTACAGATGCTGTAGTAACTAGTGTTACAAAATGCGTTAATGGTGGGACTATAGGCCTAGCTGATCGTATTAAACACTTCAAAGAGTATCACGCATTACTTGCATGATAGGAAAAGTCATCTGTAAAAATCTCAAGATATGGCTAAAGCCAAAGGCTCCAAAGCCGGAGAGTCAAGAAAGGTCACATTTGGTAAAAGAAAGGGCGGCAAAGCTGCCAAAAGCAAAGGACCTAAAGACAAGAAAGTCTCCAAATACCGCGGGCAAGGACGGTAATACCTAATAAAAACCAACCTCTAAATTTAATGTTATGAACCTTAGAGGTTATTTTATTTTATTATTATCTATACTGTTTGTAGGATCTTCCTACTCACAGAATATTTATATTGATAGTGTAAGAAACAGTATCCCTACTGGTCCACTTACTGCTAATAAAAATCTCAGTTTTGGTGTAAAAAACATCTTAGCTGAAGTACTTCAGGAC